GACTAACGAGTTGTTGCTATTCCTTTAAATCAATCAAGGAGAACCATTATGGGCGCATATTGCGGTGGCAAGAAAAAGAAAGGTAAGTAATTAGTTCCATGTGAAACCCTAATCAGCGGGGCGAGCTGAGTTTATCGTTAAGGCGAGGCAATACTATGAGTGAATTACAATCATTGGCTGAGATTAAAGCCGAAAATGCAGCAGAGGAAAAGGCAGCAGTGGACAAGGTCGCGCTAGAGAATGGCGAAGATGACTTTGAAGAAACTGAAGAAGATGCTCAGGACCCTGAGAAGGATCAGCCTACAGCAGAAGAGACTAACCCTGATGATGAAGATGATGAAGAGGGTGATGAGAAAGAATCTTGGATGAAGGGTGACGATGATTCGAGCCTAGATTCTGAGTTTGCCAAGGTTAGGCGCAAGGTTACCCGAAAATTCCAAGGCCGGTTAGACCAGGCTGAAGACGAGGCCGAGCAGCTACGGAAAGAGCTAGAGCAGCTTAAAAAGGGTAAGCCAGCTACACAACAGCAGCTACCTGAAAAGCCTAGCCGTGGTCGATACCGCAGCGATGAAGACTACATTGAAGCTCTGACCGATTGGAAACTAGATGTAAGAGACGCCCAGAAAAGCAGCAACCAGATTGCCAATGAGCATAAGGCCAAGCAGGAAGAGTCTAATCGAGATATAATGGAGTGCGTTGAGACTCACTATGAGCGAGCTGAAAAGCTCTCCGAACAAGCTGGTATTACTCCAGAGAAGTACCAGATGGCAGATAGACGGGTACGAGCAGCAGTGGATGCTAAGTTTCCCGATGCTGGTGACGCTATTGTGGATAAGCTAATTGCGGCAAACGGATCAGGTTCAGAGCGCGTCTTTTACAATCTTGGTGTTAACAAGGCTCGATTAGATGAGTTTGTGGACACTCTAGGGCGTCATGAAGGGCTTTCCACATCAAACTTCCTTGGAAGACTATCAGAACAGATAGGTACGCCTAGAAAGCGAACCAGTTCAGCTCCTGAGCCTGTGTCTAGTGTTTCTGGTGATAAACGTGGTGGGGACATGACTGCGCTTCAGCGCAAGTACAAAGAAGCCATGAAGTCGGGCGACTCTCAGAAAGCATGGGACATCAAGCGATCAGCTAAGAAAAAGGGCGCAAACACTAACTCTTGGTAGAACACTGTTGTGGGTGTAAGGGTCGTTTCGGTTGCTCCCAGCTGATTCGGCCCCTTTTTTTGCCTGAAAATTAGTGAATAAACACAAGTACGCGTATCCGTAGTACAAGTACGCGTATCCGTACTATCATTTTCTCTTGGTGTTGGGTATGTACAAAACAGGATAATTTCATCCTATTAAGTTAAGGCTTTAATTAAACCCTCTTCCCGTACGATAAACCCCCTTTAATTCTAAATGTTGACCTAATCACCAATAAGTTTATAATTACCTTACTGACCCCAAGGCAGGCACCACTTGGGAGCCATACGATCTGGCACAATGATCGGTAGACCATCGTTTACGGCGAGTATAACCGTAAGTAGTAATCTCTTCCTCAATTGTGGGGTAAGGGGAATTATGTCTAACCGAAACTCATTGGAGGCCCAAAATGGCTACTCTAACTACCGGCAAAATTGCCGAAGTCTTATTTGAAAACGCTCTAGAAACCTTTGAATCTCAAGAAATGCTCTTGGATAAGGTCGATTTCTTTAACCCTGATCAATCTGATCTGCAAAACGGTGGCAATTACATTTGGCGCACTGTTGAGCAACACGCGCCTGTTATTCAGGGCTTTGATGTAACCGGCTCTGAGCAAGGAATCATCGAGGAAACCTACCCGGCTATTCTTGGCACTCCTAACAACGACATTGTTGAGCAGCGAATTGATGATTTGCGCGATACACAGTTCTGGGAGCGCAGGGGCAAGGCATCAGGTCGCAGACAGGCATCAGCGGTTAACTCTGCAATTGCTGCTGCAATGACTACTCAGGGTTCAATGTTTTACCGTAGCAATGCAACATCTGGTTATAACTTTGTTGCCCAGGCTCAGGCTCTTATGAACGAGCGTCAGAGCATGAAGGGTGATCGTTGCTTCTTGCTTAATGACCGTGACACTCTAACCTTCGCACAAGACTTAGCTGGTCGTCAGACAGTTCAGGGTCGACCTGCGGACACTTGGGGTACTGGTCAAATTGGCAGCAATGTTGCTGAGTTTGATGTGTATACCGGCTCTTTCTTGCCTAACTTAGTTGGCGGTGCTGACCCTGGTACTACTGTTACAGCGGATCAGTCGTTTGCTCCTGAAGCTGGCTCTGTTAATGCTACTACCGGCATTGTGACTAACGTGGACTATCGCTCTGCGACTATCCCCGTAACTGCTTCTGGCTCTTACAATGTTGGTGACAAGGTTACCTTTAGCAATGGAGCTGATGCTGTTAAGGCTGTTGGACTTGATGACAAGACTGACACTGGGCAGGCTATGACGTTCACTATCGTTGCCAAGCCTAACGCGACTAGCATCACTGTTTATCCTAAGCCGATTGCGGCTGACGATGCTGCACTTAGTGCTTTAGAGAAGGCTTACGCTAACATCGATACGCAGATACTCGACACAGCGACAGTTGATAGAGTGAACATCGATGCCAGCGCAAAGTCTAACTTGTTCTGGGACAAAGACGCGATTGAAGTAATTGGTGGCGAGATTCCTGCTCAACTCTTCAAAGAGTTTGCTGGCAAGAAAGTCATCTCTGAAACTATGCGTAATGGTCAGACCATGTACATGATCTACGATGGCAACATCAAGACCATGCAAATGACATGGAGACTGTTCACTTGGAACGGTATCACGGTTAAGAATCCATCTGCGGTAGGTGTTGCAGTAACATTCTAAACCACTAACTGAGCGGAGGGGGCTTCGGCCTCCTTTTGCTATACTGGGAGTGGATCGTGACCACCAAGAATGATGTGATCTTAGAAGCGTATCAGGAGATTCGAGTATCTGGGCTGACGATTAACCCTCGTCCATCTGACTCTGCTCTGGCTTTGTCTCGTCTTGAGATGATGATGAGCGAGTTCTTTGAGGCTAAAAACTTCAACTTTGGCTACAACTTCGAGCAAGCCCCAGACTTAAACTCAGAAACAGGGGTAAGACTATCCCTGAAGCCGTTCATGGTCTACAACTTAGCCATGAGGCTTATACCTGCATTTAACAAGAACGTGCCTCAGACCCTTATCAGCCTTGTTAACGCAAGCACCAACTCTGCCTCTACCATAAGCGCGGTTGAGAATATCAGGCCGGTTGCGCCTCCTAGCAGGATGCCTGTGGGAAGTGGTAACAGGTTCCGCAATCTTTACCAGAGCAGATTTAATGTTACGCCTGACCAGGCTCCTATAAGCTCTTCGACCAACAACCTTTATGTTGGCGAGACTCAGGACTACAAAGAGGACTTCACTGCATGGCTTGAGGGAAACACTATTGCCTCAGTTAACATTGAGGTTGATCCAAGGCTAACGCTCGACAGTAGTTCGTTTGCTGATGGCTTTGTTAACTACACTGTGACTGCCACTGATGGCAATTCAAACCTCCAGTATATCAAAATGACCGTTACAGATAGCGCGTCTAGAGTTAAGATTAAACTGATAAACTTTGAGGTGATAGCACTTCCAGAGGTTCCATAATGCCAGAAATCCCTATCAGCTTTCTGAAGGGCGATGCCGTAGATAATCGCGTTGATTACCGGGATCAGCTCCCAGAAAACATGCTTGGCATTGCTCGCCCTATCATGGGTGTTGATGGCTATATGTGGCAGCAAGCTGGCCTTGAAGAGTTCGGTGGCTCATACGGCAATGACCGTGGTGGGATTTGGAACGAGAGGCTAAGTGGTCACTACAGGCTTTCTGGTAACCGATTTGTCGAGATAGACATTAATGGGGATTACACTGAGCTTGGCATTATTAACGGTAACCTTCAGGCGGCAATGCCATACTCATTTAACACTCAGGCGATTGTTGCTCAGGGTGCGTACTACCTTTACGACCCCACCAATGGATTCAGACAGGTAACCGATGTTGATGTTGGTAACCCAATTGATGCGACATGGATTGATGGCTATTACTTCTTCACTGATGGCGAAACTATCTACCACACAGACATCGATGACGAAGAGAGTATTAATCCATTAAAATTTGCTACTTCTGAGTTCTCTCCAGATAAAACTGTTGGTGTTGGAAAGACTACCGACAACAAGGTAATCGTCTTTAACCGATACACTACCGAATACTTTCAGAACCAAGCAAACGAGAACTTTGCATTCACTCGCATACCGTCCAGAGCTATCAAGTACGGACTTGTTGCCACTCACTTAAAGTGTGAGATTGGCGGCACATGGTATTTTGTTGGAAGCGGCAAGGAGGGAACGCTTGATGTGTACCGCCTAGAGACTGGCAGACCAGTTTCACTTGCGAGTAGAGAGGTTACGAAGAGGTTAAGGGTGTACTCTGAAGACGATCTTGCCAACCAGGTGATGGAGGCGAGGGTCTTCGATGGGAACGAGGGGTTTATAATACATCTCCCTAACGAGACTTTATTCTTTAGCGTTACTCTTGCCCAGAAGGTAGGAGTGGAGATGGCTTGGTCGCTTCTGACTAGCCCATCAGCCAATCAGTACAGGGCGGTGAATGGAATATACGACCCGAGAATTGATGAGTGGATATACGGTGATCTAGTAACTAACAACCTAGCTACACTCAACGACACTATTGCGACTCAGTTCGGTGAGGAGATTAGCTGCCAGCTTAATACACCGTTTTTCTATATTAACTCGGCCTCTATTGATGAGGTAAATATTGAGACAATCCCAGGGTTTAACACCGTTGATGACGCTACGGTGTTTCTCTCCCTTAGCTATGATGGCGTGGTATGGAGCCAAGAGATATCTATTAACTACGGCTCTCCTGGCGACTATGGAAAGCACTTTGCTGCTTACCGGCTTGGGTACGTTGATGGATTTGTAACGATGCGTCTAAGATGGAAAGGCAAGTCTAGGATGGCCTTTTCTAGAGCTGTAATCGTTTATGCCTAGTTTACTTAATAATAAGGGAGCAAGGTTAACTGCTGGCGATTTGGTCAGCATGACAAAGTGGCCCGATATGCTGGTTGAGGATTACCTGTCTCTTGGCGAGCAGATAGTCGATATCATAGCTAATAAGTATGTCAGTGATTTTTCTATTGTTACTGGTTCTTATACGGTAACTCAGTTCGATTATTTGATAGAATGTACTAGCGCGGTTGCCTGTGATGTTACGCTTCCTGACCCGTCCACAATAACAGGCAGAGAGTATTTGATTAAGAATAGTGGAATTGGAGCTGTTACTGTTTCCTCCGTTGGTGGCGAAACTATCGATGATCAGCTTACTCAAGTATTAGCACAGTATGACGCGATGAAAATTATGAGTAATGGAACTAACTGGATAATAGTGTAATGAGCTAGGACTGTAAGCGGGACAGCTACTATAACGGCTGTATTTAAGTGGGCAGAACAATGGTAAACATATACAACTATAGATAGGCGTTTAATCGAAAGAAACGCGCTTCTATATAAGGGGGAAGGCTGATGGGTTGGTTAAGTAATTTATTTGGCACTGACGATGCAAAGGACACTGCTATTTTGGCATCTGGCACGATGGCTAATGCCTATGGTGATGCGTCTGATGTGCGCTCTGTTGGCCTTCAGGATGGCGCAAACATGGCTATCGGTGGTATGCAGGACGCTGAGAACTTCATCAGGGATAGAGGGTCGCTCCCGATGAACCTTAGAGATAATGCTTTGAGGGGGCTTGGTGAGTATTATCAAGGTCCAAACTCAATGGCAGATACACAGGGCATGAAGACCCAAGCCGAACTTATAGCCGAGGCTCGTAACTCTCCTATGTATGGGGCCATTATGAACACGCGCAGGGGTGGTGAAGACTCTATCCTTAGAAACGCATCAGCCACTGGTGGGTTAAGGTCTGGCGGTAGTAACAGAGACCTGCTTGAGTACAACCAAGACCTAGAGGGCAGAGCCTTAATGACTGGCTACGGTGACGCTGTTGCAAGAGATAAACAAAGACTTTCTAGACAAGATGCTGAGCGCATTAGGCAGCTTCAGGGCATGAGTGATCTGGCTAATATGGATGACTACACTGGTGAGATTGCTGGCCTAATACAAGGTAAGGAAGGATTGCGCGGGAGGGCTTTACAGGGCGCAGCAGAGATTCGTGGCGATGCTATGATTAACGCTACGGGCGCGATGACTGATGGCTGGACAGCGGCTGAAGGCATTAAACAGCAGGGCAGGCAGAATATTATTAACACTGGCATTGGTGCTATTCAAGGTTTTGCTGGTATCGGTGGTATTAAGGGTATTAAGGAATTGTTTAAGTATTCAGACATACGCTTAAAGGAAGATATTAGACCGCTAGGAGCAATAAACGGTGTTAATATCTACGGATGGACATGGAACGACAATGCTAAAGAGCTTGGTCTAAAGGGTGAGTGTTCTGGTGTACTGGCCCATGAGGTCTTTGAGACAAGCCCTAAAGCCATTAGCGAGAAGGATGGCTATATCCAGGTGGACTACTCCAAAATTGATTTTGCAGGGGCATAAAGATGCAAACTAATAACCCGTACTACATTGAACCTGCTGGCAGCACTGTCGGCCAAGGTCTTGCTGGGATAGGTCAAATTATCGGGCAGAAGCGAGAAGAGCGCATGGCTAAAGAACAGGCCAGCATTGCTGCCGAGCAGGAGGGTCTTGCACAGGCTCGAAATAAGCAGTTATTTCAAGCTCTCGATACTGCCTATCGCTCCGGTGACATGGAAACAGTTCAGTCTTTAGTTATGCAAAATCCTGAATTAGCAGAAGCCGTTCAAACTACCATGGGATTCCAAGATGATATGCGAGATCGTCAGCTTGGGGACAGCACTGGTGTTCTTAAACAGGTTTTGACAACGAACGGCCCAGATCAGGCTAGAGACATACTTATAAAACACATTAATATGCTTGCCGAAGAGCGCAGGGATTACACTCAATCAATGCAGTTACTTGAAGAGATAGCTAACCCTGAAACCTACGAGGAAGGAATGATCACTGCTGGCGAAATGTACGCCATTAATGACGCTGAAGGGTTTAAGGCGTTCAACGAGGCTCTTGGCAGAGGGGTAAAAGCTGACTCAGGCACACCTATGGGAAAACTAAACGATGACCTAAGAAATAACCGTATTACTCAAGGTCAATATGATGTGCTTTCTTCTCAAATTCTTAGCACTCCAGATGCGGGCGGGGCAGACCAAAGAGAGAGAATTATTCAGCAGTATCAAGAAAACTTTGGCTTAGATAAAAATTCTGCGATTGAGGCTGCTGATTCTCAGCCAATGATGGACCAAAACGGCAATCTTTCTTTGTATAATCCGATTACGCAAACTGTCCGTTACATGGATACTCAAAATGAAAGCGGTGAGCAGTCGTTTGGACGGCCTGTTAGCGTGGGCGTTGACGACCTTGCCTTTGACCCAGCAAAAGGCACTGGTGTCGTTGCGACTTTGGCTGGCATGTGGAATGCTTCATTAGGACAGCTTCCGTTAATGCCTATTGCTAAAGATGCGGCTGACGCTGCACAGAATTTATTGGTCCTTGAGCGGGATGCTATAAAAGCACTTTCCTCCTCTTCTAGACCGCCAGTAATCGAGCAGCAAAGAATTATGGGTATTATTCCAGATGGGATGTCATTTACTGAAAACCCTCAAATTGCCCAACAAAAAATGATTAGCTTTATCGATTTGATGGCTCAACAGTACATTGATGATAAGCGTTTTGCTTCTAACAGGACAAACCCTAAGTCTGTTAGGGATGATTCTACTGAAAGAGCGCGGTCAATTGAGAGTATAATCAACCGGGTTCTTCAGCCTGAAGCGGCTAAGTTAATGTTCGACTCCATTAACAATTTAGCTGGTGATGTAGAGCGTATACAAAACATGGGCGTTGACGAGTTAATGGCTATTGAAGACCTTGGCACCCTCAGTGACGCTGCTTTTGAGGTTTATCAACAACGAATTAACGAGATTCAGTAATGGCCCCTCAAACGGCACAAGAAATAGCTAAGAACAAGGTTAAGGTGGAGGCAGAGCGAAGAAGACGCTCAATGCTTGTTCCTACTATGGAAGCTAGAAACTCAAAAGGCGCAAAAAAAGACATTAGCCTTATTGATTTTCCCAATGAAATTAATCGTGGGCTGCTAAATCTTGCTCCCTCTTTTATTAGGGAAAAAGCTAATCAGGCGGGTATTGGTGTAAAAACAGATTTATCCGACACGATGACAGGTGGTGCGCTTAACATGCTTGGCACATCAGCACCTTTTGCGCTAGGTATTCCAGCTTTGGGAAGTGGTCCAGCAGTGGTAAGCAGTAAGCCGGTTGGGATGCTTCAAACTTTTGCTGACGACATACAGCGTTACGCTATGGCTAATCCAAAAACTTATTTAGCGGCTGAGGGGGCGGCTGCAATGGGATCGGGCGCGGCTAGTCAAGCCGCAAAGAATTCAGAGATTGGGCCGACAGGGCAATTACTGGCTGAGGCTGCGGGTGGTATTACTGCTGGTGGCATGGTTGCGACAGTTCCTAGAGGCATTAGCGCAGCAAGACAGGCAATATTAGCTAATATTTTACCTATGACAAATGAGGGCGGCATGATTCGTTCATCTAGGCAGATGCAGCAAAGAGCTGGAGGCCCAGAAAGAGCTGAGATTCTTAATGAGAATCTGTCAAATATACCAGAAGGAGTGACCCCTGCTCAGTGGATAGGCGATGAAAGGCTAATGTCTCAGGAAGCTAGATTGTTAGCTGATGACCCTCGTAAAGAGGCGTTAGTTAGGCAGGAACTTGAAGACGCGAGATTGGCAGCACAAGAAGAATTGCAAAACAGTTTTGGTCAACCAAGAAGTCGTCAGCAGTGGGAACTATCTTTAATTGAAAGGGTTGCCCCAGAAGGCTCTGCTATTACTCCAGCAGCTACTGATGAGATGCTAGATCAAGCATATCGAAGTTTTGACAGACTTTATTCGCCTGCGAAAGGATATTCTGTTCCAGCTGAAGGTATTACGATGACCCTTCGCGCTGCTCCAAATGACCCATCCATTATATCAACAGACCAAGAAAGAAAGGCTGTGAGCGAATGGATTTCTAATCAGCTAACTAAATACAAAGATGACATTAATTCTGGCGAAATTAGCAGTGACGATTTGTTAGATTTGAGGTCTACTGTCCGAAATGAAAGACGCAATCAAGTACAAAAAGGCCGAGAGGAAAGGGCTGATTTACTAGGCTCTGTTGAGTCTTCGATTACCTCCAGGCTAGAGAACTATTTGCCTTCAGATATTATTGCCACACTCCAAGCAGCGGATTCTCAATATAGAGTTTATAAGGTGGTGGAAGACTCTATATTTAGAGCTGGGGATGACTCCTTGTCTGCCAAGAATTTGTCTGATGCAATTCAGCAAGGGGGACTTGCCAGTTCAAGCAGATACGCAAGGGGTCAGGATGCGACTGTTCAAGAGCTTCGGAATATTGCATTAGGAGGCCGGTCAACAAAGGAAGTATTGAATAATCCTGAAAGAGCTTCTCAAATAGTGCGCGGTCTTTCTGAGCCAGAAAAAGCGTCTGTTCATGCTGATTTTGTTAATGTGATATTCAACGAGGCCAAATCACCAAATGCTACCGACTCAGGAATTCCTTTTGTTTCGGGCAAAAAACTTCAAACACTTTTTTTAGAAAATAAAGATGTCATGAAGAATCTGGGTATGAATAATTTCGATATATTAAGGCTGCAAAATATTGCTAAAGAATTAAGTATTATGGAAAACAAGCCAGTAAAAGCTGTATCTGAGATATTTGAAGATGGCCCTGCTAGTTTGTTGCAGCTTGGCGCTGCCATAATCGGTTCTAACAGTGGTCAGCGTTTTTCATCCGGTGGTATAGGCTCAGGATTAGTGCTTGCTCAATATATGAGCAATAAGACTAGAGGATTGCTTTCAAAAATTACTTCTGATCAAGCTGCCAAGTTAATGAATGACGCAATTCAAGACCCTGAACTTTATTCGGCCATGCTGTTAAAGAAAAACGCACCACGAGAGAAATTACAGGAAGGTGCCAGATATGTTGAATCTTGGTTATTAGGTTCTGAATACAACAAAGTCAAGCAAGAAGAAAATTAATCGAAAACATAAAAGGAGTTTTCATCAATGCCTGAAGTAAAACTACCAACACCAAGATTCCCGCTTGTATCAGGTTCAGGCATTGCCGCACTAGGTCAGGTTTATATTGGTGAGGTCGATCAAGACCCAACAGTCTTAGCTAACCGGATAACGGTTAATATAATCGACACTGATGGCAGTGTGGTTCCAATAGCTCCTGCCTCTCAGCCTTTTGTGCTTAGTTCTGCTGGCCTGTTTGAGTATAACGGATCTCCTGTTCAGTTAAGGACTGATCAGAACTACTCGATAACTGTGCAAAACTCAGCAGGGGTTCAGCAGTATTACTTCCCTGATGCCGCAATTACCGATAATGTAATCTCGTCAGTTAACTCCCTTGTTCAGACTACTACACCCGCATCAGAGTCTGGCGTGGGGAAGATTTACACAAAGTCTGTAGGTGGTGGCACAGAATTTTTCTACTTAGATGCTGCTGGTAATGAGGTACAGATTACAAGTGGAGGTGCGTTAAATGTCGATCTCCCAAACAACGATGTATCAGTGCGATCTATTTTCTCTGATTACACTTTAGGAAAGTCTATAACTTTAACAAGCACAGCAGGCATTGCATCGCTTGATTGGTCAGCAGCCCAATACTTTTATATCGACCTGACAGAAGATACTGAGTTCGTGTTTAGTGGTCAGCCAACTATTGGCGAGGGGATTGGTCAGACAATATTTTTAGCCCTAAGAGATGCGGGTGTTTACACTGTAACTCTAAGTCCACAGGCGGGCTATACTATTGTGATTAGGTCAACGGATTCGCCCCTTACAGCTTCTCCTACTGGTCTAGATGTATACATCTGCACCGTATACTCAGAAGCAGAGCTGATGATTGTTCCATTATATGATTTTGTGTGAGGTAAATTGTGTATATTAGAGATAAGAAAACTGGCTTTTTAATAACTGTTGACCAGATTAGGAAAACAAATAAATCGACAATTTTTCCAAGAGAGCTTTGGCGGTGGTCAACTGCCACTATGGAAAAGTTCGGCCTAGAGTGGGTTGATGGTAGACCCGCAGCGCCAAACGGCACGCCTCCAGAGACTATTCCTAAATGAGTTCAAACCTTCTCTGGTTGATGTCTACTGGTAGCTCAGCACCTCCACCTAGCACTGACGGAGGCTTGTTTGCCACTGGCAGTAATACGGGTGGTGAGCTTGGAATTGGCAATCTTATTGACCAGTCATCACTAACTCAGGTCGGTGCAGATTCTACATGGGAAGATATCGCAATTGCTCGGAGAGTTGGTGCTGGCCCACGTGGTGTTGCTGGAATAAAAAACAATGCTCTTTACACTTGGGGAGAGGCTGTTTTTGGTATGAACGGTCGGGGAAACACAACGAACTCAAGCTCACCAATACAGGTAGGCGCTCTTACTGATTGGGAGGCTGTCACTGGTGGAAACAACACTTTTTTATCAATAAAGACAGACGGAACTCTGTGGTCTTGGGGTTCTGGTAGCCTTGGCTGTTTAGGAACTGGAAGCACAGCAGATACATCATCTCCGGTTCAAGTGGGTGCGCTTACAACATGGAGTGAAGTAGCGGCAGGGATGGACAGTGTTGTCTCTGTCCGTTTAGACGGAACTCTTTGGACGTGGGGCCAGAACTTTTATGGCTCACTTGGGACAGGGACATCAACACAGAACAGATCATCTCCTGTACAGGTTGGAGCGTTAGGTAATTGGGTTCAAGTAACCACTGGAGGGTCTAGCTGTTTTGCAATAAAGACAGACGGCACATTGTGGGCGTGGGGTAGAGGTTCAAATGGGTGTCTCGGTACGGGAGGTTCTGTTAACAGGTCTTCGCCAGTCC